CGAGCGCCGTGCCGCTGCCGCCAGGGCCGCGGCCGAAACCGAGCGCCAGCACGAAGCCGTCACCAATCTGGTCGAGAGCCTGCAAGAGGAAATTGAGATCGAGCAGACGCATGACCCCGTCCAGAAGGAACTGATCCGCCTGCGTGACCAGATGGCGGGGGCGATCAATGAAGAGCGCATGAAGATCGAAGACCTGATCCGCGCCAAGATCGCGCTGCAGAACGTCGAGAAGGAGGACAGAGGGCTCTTTGGCGCGTCGATCGATTATCTCAAGGATTTCGTGGAGAAGGCCGGGACTGCTGCCGATCTCATCAAGGAGGCGATCAGCGGTGCCTTCTCGTCTGCTGCCGATGCGGTCGCCGAGTTCGTGAGGACCGGCAAGGTGAACTTCGCCTCGCTGATTTCGTCCATGCTGGCGGACCTGGCGCGGCTTGCGGTGCAGCAGGCGGTATTAGCGCCGCTTGCCAAGATGCTCGGCGGCTTGCTCAGTGGCGGCGGAGGCGGCATCGGCAATATTCTGGCCGGAATCTTTCATTCGGGCGGCACAGCGGGTGGAGCATCTCCCACGCGCGCAGTACCAGCCCTTGCCTTTGCCGGTGCACCTCGATTGCACGGTGGCGGCATGATCGGGCTTGGACCTGATGAGGTTCCCTCCATTCTGCTGCGGGGCGAGCGCGTCCTGAACCGCAAGGAAACCCGCGACTACGGTAGCAGTCGGCCGGTCACCGTCAACATCGCTACGCCCGATATCGAGAATTTCCGACGTGCTCGCACGCAGGTTGCCGCCGACATTGCGCGTGCTGTGTCATTCGGTTCGCGGGGACTTTGAACCATGGCCTTTGACGAGGTGCGCTTTCCCGACAACATCAGCCGGGGCGCGAGAGGCGGACCCGAACGCCGCACCCGCATTGTCGAACTCTCCTCGGGCCGCGAAGAACGCAATTCGCCATGGGCGGGCTCGCGCCGGCGCTACGATGCCTCCTATGGCATCCGCCGGGCCGATGATCTGGCGGCGGTGACCGCCTTCTTCGAGGCCCGCATGGGCCGCTTGCGTGGCTTCCGCTGGAAGGACTGGCCTGACTACAAGTCCTGCCTGCCGTCGCAGACAATCGCCGCCACCGACCAGCTGATCGGCCAGGGCAATGGCATGGCGACCACCTTTCAGCTTTCGAAAACCTATTCATCCGGTCTGCAATCCTATGTGCGCGAGATCCGCAAGCCCGTCTCTGGAACCGTGCTCGTGTCGGTCGGCGGCGTGCCGCAATCGTCAGGCTGGACGGTTGATGTCGCGACCGGCATCGTGACCTTCACGATTCCGCCCGCCAACGGTGCGTCGGTCACGGCGGGCTTCGAATTCGATGTGCCCGTCCGTTTCGACAGCGACCAACTGGACGTCACACTCGATATCGAGCGCCTTGGCTCGATTGCTTCCATTCCACTCGTGGAGATCAGATTGTGAAGGCGCTTCCCGCCGGCCTGCAGGCGCACCTCGATACGGGGGTCACCACCTTGTGCTGGTGCTGGAAGATCGAGCGTCGTGATGGCGAGGTCTTCGGCTTCACCGATCACGACCGGCCGCTCACGCTGGTGGGTGTCACCTATGAACCCGAGTCAGGCTTCGCGGCCTCCGAACTGCGCGGCCATTCCGATCTGTCGGTCGACGCCCAGGACGCAGAAGGCGTGCTGACATCCGGCCGCATCGAAGAAACCGACATCCTTGATCGCCGCTGGGACAATGCCAGGATCGAGATCTGGCGGGTCAACTGGGCCGATGTCGCGGAGCGGGTGCTCATGCGCCGGGGCAATATCGGGCAGGTGCGCAGGGGAAAGGCGGCCTTCGTCGCCGAAGTGCGTTCGCTTGCCCATGGTCCTGAACCAGACCGTCCGGCGCACCTTCCAGTACTATTGCGATGCGGAGCTGGGCGATGCGCGGTGCGGCGTGAATCTTGAAAGCGCCACCTTCAAGGGTGTTGGAACCGTGGCAGATGTCTCCGCCGAACGTCGGTTCAAAGCCTCTGGTCTGGGCAGTTTCATCGCCGGCTGGTTCGATCTTGGATATGTGGAATGGACGAGCGGCGCCAACGCCGGGCGGAAGTCCGAGGTGTCGCGGCATTCGCTGTCATCTGGTGCCGGGATATTCGAGCTCTTCGAGGCGCCCGTGAGGTCGATTGCAATCGGTGACGGTTTTGTTATCCGTGCGGGTTGTGACAAGCAGTTCAGGACGTGCAAGGCGAAGTTCTCGAATGCCGTGAACTTTCGCGGTTTCCCGCACATGCCGGGCGACGACACGATCATTCGCTATCCCAACAAGGGCGACGCCAACTCAGGCGATCCGCTTTAACCGTCATGGACAATTCGAATATACCGGCCGCCGCCGATCCGGTGCGGGTGATCGAGATTGTGCGCTCATGGCTCGGCACGCCCTATCACGATCAGGCGAGCATCAAGGGGGTGGGCTGCGACTGTGCCGGTCTGGCCCGCGGCGTCTGGCGCGAACTGGTGGGCGCGGAGCCCGCGAGCCTTCCCGCTTACTCTCGCGACTGGGGCGAAGTTGGAGCACGCGAGACTTTCGCGGACTTCGTACGACCGTTCCTGATCGAGATCGAACCCTCCCATGCCGGACCCGGCTCGCTTGTGCTCTTTCGCATGCGGCGCGACGGTCCCGCCAAGCATTGCGGCGTGCTGATCGGCGATGGTCTGTTCATTCATGCCCTCGAACGGCACGGCGTGACGACTGTTCCTTTCGACACCGCGTGGACGCGCCGGACCGCCTTTGCATTCCTCTTTCCCGGGACGAACACCTGATCCATGGCTTCGGTTGTCCTCAGCATCGCCGGTGGTGCCATTGGTGGGCCTATCGGGGCGGCCATTGGCTCGGTCGTCGGCGCCTATATCGACAGCCGCCTGGTTGCGGCTCTGACGCCGGACCAGAAGATCGAAGGACAAAGACTCAGCGACATTCATGTGACCTCGGCGACCGAGGGGATCACGATCCCCCGCGTCTATGGCCGCGCCCGCCTAGGCGGCAATATCATCTGGGCCACTGACTTTCGTGAAGAGAAGCACACCACGACATCGGGCGGCGGCAAGGGTGGGGGCGGCGGCACCAAGACCACCGAATATCTCTACTTCTGTTCCTTCGCCGTGGCGATCTGCGAAGGGCCGATTTCCGGGATCGGCCGCATCTGGGCAGACGGCAAGGAGTTCAACGTCAAGGGCGCAGCCTACCGGGTCCACAAAGGCACCGAAACCCAGACGCCGGACTCGCTCATCGCGAGCAAGATGGGCTCGGGCAACGCATCCGCCTACCGGGGTGTCGCCTACATCGTCTTCGACGATCTGCCGCTCGAAAAATTTGGCAACCGCATCCCGCAGCTTTCCTTCGAGGTGTTCCGCCATATCGACGATCCCGACAGCGCCGAGGAAGCGATCCGGGCCGTCAATCTCATCCCGGGGGCAGGTGAGTTTGTCTACGCTACCGAGAAAATCCTGAAGACCGGTGGCATCACGACGATAGCGGAGAACATCAATTCGAGGGATGGCCAGCCTGACCTGCTGGTGTCGCTGGATCAGCTCGAAACAAGCGCGCCCAATCTCGAATCCGTGTCACTGGTTGTTTCGTGGTTCGGTAACGATCTCCGCTGCGGCTCGTGCCTGATCAGGCCCGGTGTCGAAACCGCCACCAAGACCACGACACCCAAGTCGTGGTCGGTCAACGGCATCGGCCGTTCGAGCGCCTATGTGGTGAGTGCGCTTGCGGGCTCGGGCGACCCTGCCTTCGGCGGCACGCCGGCCGATTTCGCGGTAGTGCAGGCAATCCAAGAACTGAAAGCGCGTGGGCTGCGTGTCACCTTCTATCCCTTCGTGCTGATGGATGTGGCTGAAGGCAACGCGTTGCCTGATCCTTACTCGGACAATGCCGCAAGCCTCGGCCAGCCCCGATATCCCTGGCGCGGGCGGATCACCTGTTCGCCGGCGGCAGGATTTGCCGGAGCCGTTGACAAGACGGCGGCGGCTGCAACGCAGGTCGATGCCTTCTTCGGCAACGCCCAAGCCTCAGACTTCGCTGTGTCGGGCACGACCGTGACGTGGACCGGTGGCACGGACTGGGGTTACCGGCGCATGGTACTGCACTACGCCAAGCTTTGTGCAGCGGCGGGCGGTATGGACAGCTTTCTGATCGGTTCCGAACTCCGCGGCCTCACGCAGATCCGTTCGAGCGCCTCAGCTTATCCCGCCGTCGCGAAACTCAAGACGCTTGCCGCCGACGTCAGCGCCATTCTGGGCGGTGGTACCAAGGTCGGTTACGCGGCGGATTGGAGTGAGTATTTCGGGCATCATCCGCAGGATGGAACGGGCGATGTCTTTTTCCATCTCGATCCGCTGTGGGCCGATGCGAACATCGATTTCGTCGGCATCGACAACTACATGCCGCTCGCCGACTGGCGCGAGGGATTTTCGCATATCGATGCTCAGACGGGTTGGCCGTCGATATATGACCGCAATTACCTCGAAGCCAATATCGAAGGCGGCGAGGGTTTCGCCTGGTATTATGCAAGTCAAGCTGATCGCGACGCGCAGGTACGGACCCCGATCACCGATGGCGCCTATGGCAAGCCCTGGGTGTTCCGTTACAAGGATTTCCGCGCCTGGTGGTCGAACGCCCACTACAACCGGCCAGGTGGCATCGAGAGTGCTTCGCCCACCGCATGGATCGCGAAGTCGAAGCCGATCCGCTTCACCGAGGCCGGATGTCCGGCCGTCGACAAGGGCGCCAACCAGCCCAATGTATTCGTCGATCCCAAATCGTCGGAAAGTGCCTATCCCTATTACTCGCTCGGCAATCGCGACGACGCTATCCAGCGCCGCGCCATCGAAGCGCTCCATCACTATTGGAGCAACCACAACCCGACGGGCGGCACCTATGGCGGGCCCATGCTCGAGATGGGCGAGCTCGCCATCTGGTGCTGGGACGCCAGGCCTTATCCCGCCTTTCCCGGCCGCGCCGATATCTGGGGTGATGCGCAGAATTGGCAGTTCGGCCATTGGCTCGGCGGAAGGCTGGGGGATTCCGGTCTGGCGGCGCTGGTGCGCGCGCTGTGTAAGCGTGGCGGCCTCGCTGACACGGAGATCGATACCAGTCAACTTGCCGCGACGGTTGCGGGCTATCAGATCAACGCGATCGAAAGTGCCCGCGCGTCGATCGAGCCGCTCGCCCGTTTCTATGGCTTCGATGCTGTCGAAAGCGATGGGGTCATCCGCTTCGCACCTCGCGGCATGGCGCCGATCGCCACCATCACGGCCGACGATCTGGTTGCTGCTCGGCGCGACGCCGAAGATATAGAGCTGGTGCGTGGGCAGGAGACGGAGTTGCCTCTTGCCCTCAAATGGCGGCTAACCCGTCC